TCCCTGGCTGCTTATGCTGACGCATACGAGGCCATCCTGGGCGAGACCGCTGCCGGCGTTGATGGCATCTTCATGAGCGTTGAAGCTGATGGCTTTGCGGTCAATGGCAACATTGGTCACCAGTCTGTGCGTGGTATCCTGCGCAACACTCGTGACAGCAACGGCAACCCGATCTTCTCAAAGGACGGCGCTGGTTATTTGCTCGACGGTTCACCGATCTACTTCCCGCTGGATGGTTCAGTGGTTGCAGGTTCAAGCCTGATGATCTCCGGACAATGGGATCAGCTGGTGTACTCGATCCGCCAGGATATGAGCTACAAGATCCTCGACCAGGCCGTGATCCAGGATGCCGGTGGCAACATCGTCTACAACCTGGCACAGCAGGACATGGTTGCCTTACGGGCTGTGATGCGCCTCGGTTTTGCACTGCCAAACCCGATCAACCGCGTCAACGAAACCGCTGCGACCCGGTTCCCATTCGCTGTTTTGACAGCATAACGTTGATTGTGTGAGGATCTGAAAGGGTCCTCACATGACAACAAAAGTGAGGTAAATTATGGGATTTTATCCAAAGAAACAAAAGTCAACAGTTGATTTGCAAAATACCACTTACTTGAACGGCACTGCCATAACTTCGGATGCGGCAGAGCTTAACATCCTGCACGGGGTAACATCCACTGCACATGACCTGAACCTACTGGATTCAAGCCAGCAGACTCTTGTAGCTGACGGCCCGATCACTGTAAAGAACGGGATTTGCAAGATCGCCAAGACCGTTGAAGGCGTTGTGGCTGCTACATTGGCTGACCCAACCGATATCACAGATGACCTGAAGCATCTGATCATCATATCTGGCCAGGCACAGGCCAACACGGTTACATCTGCCAGTTCGTTCGGTGGCGGTGGTGCTGGTGAGGACGTGATAACGTTCTCGGGCGCCATTGGCGACTCGGTCGAATTGATCGCTTGGGGTGGCAAGTGGTACATCATCGGTGGGCATCAGTTCACTGTTGCTTAATAAATAATTGCGGGGTGTAATTCCCTGCTTAAGGAGTAATAAGAATGTCTGAACAAAAAGGTTGTTTATACGGTGACTTGACCGCACTGCCTGCAGGCGGCGCTATGCTTGCCCTGCTCAACCCGGAAGGTGCTGATCTCTTGATCACCAATTTTGTGGTCCGCTCAACAGTTGTCTCAACTGGTGCTGCGACCATTGATGCTGGCGTTCATGCCACCGGCCTGACCAATGATGAATTGATCGATGGCCTGGACATCAACGCCGCCCTGGTTTGCGAGAGCAACCATGACCAGGTGACTGCTACTACTGTAGCAGAGCACGAGGTAGTTTGGCCTGCTGGGTCATATCTCGTCTGCTTTGGCTCAGCCGCAACCACAGGCTTTGTCGGCAAGTACTACGTCGAGTATATCCGGCTGTAAGCTAAGGAGCTGACATGGCTGCCAGTGTAACGGAAGTTGTCGCCTTACGGCGCATGATCGCTGAATCCACATCAACGACCTACTCAGATGATGATCTTGAGGACATCATCGAGGGGTACGCGGTGTTGGATTCTGAAGGGCATGCACCGGACGAGGATGATTGGACGGCGACCTATGACCTGAATGCTGCAGCTGCGCAAATATGGGAAGAGAAGGCTGCCGCGTTCATCGGATTGTATGACTTCAATGCAGACGGGGGCAGTTTCAACCGCTCCCAGATGTATGAGCAGGCGATGAAGATGGCGCGGCACTACCATTCCCGGAAACGCGTGAAGACGATCACGACAAGGCCAGAACCTAAACTGGACGCGGAAGAACTGGACGACGATGACAGCAACTAAAGCTTTTACGAGTGCGGAGCTGACAGGGTTACGAACAGCACATACGGATCACTATAACGACACTTGCCAGATTGGGATATTGAGTGAAAGCCAGGATACGTTTGGCTATCCCGTTCCCACATATAGCTATGGATCGGCGATCGCGTGTGGTTTCGACCCTACCGGTGGACGCGAGCGTGAAGCGAATGACAAGACCGTACTGCGGTCTGATGCACAGTTGCGACTGCCTATTGGGACCACGGTTTCACAGAAGGACCGGGTCAAGATCATCAGCCGGCATGGGGCAACCCTATCGCCGGCTGAGACCTACCAGGTCACGAGTATCGTGATGCGTGGGCCAAGCGGGTTATTGTTGGACCTGGTCAAGGTGGATGTGTAATGGCGAGCATGGAATTTGAATTCAAAGACATGCCCAAGTTCAAAGAGCGTCTGAAGTCTTTGCGTGAAGCAGCGGCTGAAGTGATGGGAAAAGCGGCGCTGGCTGGTGCTGAACTGGCTGAGGGTTACATCAAGGATAACATCCGGGACCATAAGCTGATCGATACATCGAACCTTATCGAAAACGTCAGAGCGAAGCTGGACAAGGCTGAAGGCCAGATGGCTGAGGCCAGTGTGGGTCCGAGGGGCGTGAAGTATGCGCGGATCCATGAGTACGGCGGGATCGTGAAGGCAAAGAACAAGCCATTCCTGGTATTCCAGACAAAAGATGGCGCCTGGCATTCTGTGAAGTCTGTGCACATCCCGGCAAGGCCATACATGAGGCCGGCGTTTGACGAACACGAACAGGACATCTCTGATGTTATGGCGCGGGTTATTGAGCGCAAGTTGAAAGAGGTTGGCAAGTGACACTGAACCTGGAAGAATCGATTTTCGATAAGCTGAGCAAGGATGCCACAGTCAAGGCACTGATCAGCACAAGGGTTTACCCGGTAAGACTGCCACAGAACGTGACGCTGCCATGTGTGACCTACCAACGGATCAGCACGCCCAGGGTCCATACGCATGACAGTGCCGGCGGAACGGCACACCCCAGGATACAGATCACCTGCTGGGATGATGACCCCAAAGGATGCAAGGCTGTGGCTGACGCGGTGAGGGGATGCCTGGACGGGTTCAAAGGAACGCTGGGTGTTACCGGAGCAACGGTTTACGCGATCCTGTCGGATGATGAGAACGCTGATTATGACCCGGAGAGCCAGATCTACTGGACCAATTTGGATTTTATTATATGGCACGCGGAATAGTGATGCGTGCCTGGTCTCTGACTTCCCTTGAAGTCAGAGTACACCTGATGCAGGTTGAACCTGCTCAGGGTAGGAGGTTTACTTTATGGGAAAGATAGCTGCATTAACTACCAAGTTGATGGTTGGTGACGGTGGAGGTCCGGAGACATTCACAGAGCTGGCCAACGTGACCAACATCAGCGGGCCAGGACTGGCGCTGGACACGGAAGACGTGACCACACACGACCAGGCATCCGCGTTTGAGGAAGTGGTGGCAACCATCCTGCGAACAGGTGAAATTACCCTGGACATCGTTTATGACCCGGATGACGGAACGCATGATGCGTCAACCGGTGTTCTGAATGATTACCAGGACAAGACATTGCGCAACTTCCAGATCCGGTTCCCAACCACAGGCAAGGTGCAATGGAGTTTCGCTGCTTATGTGACCGGGTTCCAGGAAGGCGCACCGGTTGGCGGTGCCTTGACTGCCAGCCTGTCATTGAAGATCTCAGGCGTACCTACGCTTGATGGGACATACGTATAACCTGTAGCGGAATGAGCTACAAGAACAAGTGAGGTAATTTATGGCAAAATATTCTGCTTTTGGATGTGCACTGAAACGAGGGGCAACTGCGATCGCAAATGTAACAAACATTTCCGGTCCCGGTTTGAGCCTGGATACTGAGGATGTAACATCCCACGATTCAACCGGTGGATGGGAAGAGGTGGTCGGGACGATCCTGCGCTCTGGCGAGGTGACCCTGGATATCGTGTACGATCCGGACAACGCGACCCATAAGTACGCGTCAGCCGGCTTGCTGCATGACCTGGTCAGCCGCACGGCACAGACATACAACCTGTACTTCTCAGACTCAACACCAGCCACATGGTCGTTCTCTGCACTGGTGACCGGGTTCCAACCTGGGATGCCGGTGAATGGCGCATTGACCGCTTCGGTGACCTTGAAACCAACCGGGGCAGTGACACTGGCATAGTGATTTGATACAGGCCAAGGGCGGTGAGATACCGTCCAGTTAGGAGATCTAAATGGCACTAAGCAAGGAACAGATACTCGGGATCCGGGATATCAAGATTGAGGAGCTGTACATCCCTGAATGGGAAGGCAGCGTTTACATCAAAACGATGTCAGCTGAAGAGCGTGACAAGTTTGAGGAAGCGATCTTCATCCGGGAAGGCAGCAAGCGCAAGGCCGACCTGGTTGGACTGCGTACCAAGATGTGCGCTTTCGTGATCTGCGATGAACAGGGCAACCGGCTGTTCTCTGAGGATGAGGTGGAAGCCTTGAGCCAGAAGAATGCCAATGCTCTGACGCGCATATTCGAGAAGGCACAGGAAATGGCGCGGATGCGTGAGGGTGACCTCGAAGACGCATTAAAAAACTAAACGAGCGTCCGGGAAGACGGTTCCTGTACAAGTTGGCCCTGAAGCTGGGCATGACAGTAGCGGAACTTTCCGGACGCCTGAGCAGCACGGAGTTGACCGAATGGATGGCCTTTTACATGCTGGAACCCTGGGGAACGGAGATCGACCTGATGGGTCACGCGATCACCGCGTCAACGGTCTACAACATGAACCGGGGCAAACGCAAGAAGGCATTGGGTTACAAGGACTTCATGCCCAAGTTTGGCGAGGTCAAAAAGGAACAAACGGTGGATGACATGATCCAATTTGCTGAAATGATGACCGTTGCAATGGGCGGGCAGGACTTGAGGAAAAAAGATGGCTGATTTAGATGACCTTGTTGCACGGCTAAAACTGGACATCTCGGATTACGAGAAGAACGCCAAGAAGGCGGAGAAGGCGACTGACAGCCTGGAGAAGGAAACCGAGCAGCTCCAGGAAACGAACGAAAAGACCGGCGATAGTTTAGACCGGTTAATGACCGCTTTTACCGGTATCAACCAGGCTGTGCAGTTGGTTCAGCAAGTATTTCAGACACTACAAAAAGCCTATGATGCCGTTATCACATCCACCCTTGATTATGCCGAAGAGGTG